TTGCTCGTTAGCAGTAATTGCATCTATATGTCGTGCATTATTACCATCATAAACTCCAATTTCTCCTACTAGAGAGTTAGCTATAAATAATGCAAGTGTTGCATCATCTGAAATAGCTACAGCTCTAGGTACGAAAACTTGTTGATTTCGACCTTTTGTGTATCGTGTAAATTTTTTTACTGGCATATTATTTTAAGTTTTTAATGTTTACAATATTTTTATTCTATTCTTCCTTTATTATCTTGTACTTCTTTAACATATGATTCATCTTCTATTTGCTTCTTTAACAACTGTATTGCTAAATCACATATTTCTTCATGTACCGATCCATTTAGTGCCGAGCTTTGATTCAAAACAAAACTTATAATTCTAGGTGTCCTAATGTAATTTATGGCAATCTGATTAACTAGGAATCTTTCTGTTCCTAACACTAAAATTCTGTCATTTTGAACGCTGGCGAGTGGAGAAATAGGAATACTTTTATTATAAAAAGATTGATTTGCTGATAATAGAAAATCAGCTTTTACATCTCTATTTAATACTTCATTAATAGTTGTTAATCCTGATTTAAAAGTATTAACAGTTTTATCTTCATATAATATAGTTTGATAACCTACATCATCTATATTTAGATTAACTGTTTTATTAACATCTAGAGATGGAATTAAGAAACAATTAGGTTTGTAAACATCTTTATATTCTTCCCAATAAGCATCAACACCTAAGATTCTATATTCATTAATAATGTTACTTATAATAGATACATTTTCTTCTTTGGTTTGATAACCTGTAAAAGTTAGAACTCTTTCTGTTGCTAATACTTTTACTTTTATATTAGTATAATAAGGAGCAGGAGGTGTTTTAGTTGAAACAAAAGGTACAATAAATATTCTTTCTGTTTTACTTTCACTAGAATCTGCAAACTCATCTTTACAATCTTCAATTACATTAGATGTATCACTTACAAGATAAGAAAAATCATACGGTAGTACACCGTATGATTTATTTCCATCTTTAAAAACAGTAAGTTGTTTATTAAATATTATAATACTCTGTATATCAGAAACATGTTTTTGATTTATCTGAAACTTAAAAGGAACTCCATCAGGATCAGGAAACAATCTATCTTTGATAATTCTAGATTGTGCTTTATTTAAAGCTATATCAATTGCTTGAGGCAATTGTTTATCTTTCTTTTGTGCTCCTTGCCTTTGAAGTCCTTGTTTTACATAAATATGTTTCTCTAATACAGATAGTTTATTCATTATGCAAGAACTTTACTTTTACCTTTCTTTTCGTCATATTTAGCTTTCAATCTATTTAACCTAGAAGTTTCTTTAGGATTCCATAGATTCATAACTACATCATTAATTGTATCACCTAAAGCTGAATTGTTATCTTCAATGTCTACAAACGTATTGCCTATTCTAGTTAATATATTTACAGCTAAACATTCTTCAATAAAATATCTCTTTTTTAAGTCTTTATCTATAGCAAATTGATAGAATTTCTCTGGTCTATTTGTTGCAAGATCACGTAATGCAATAATCTTTTCTTCAACTCCAAGATTATTGATATTAAGTGGAGGTTTTCCAGGTTGTTTCCTAATATATGTCTTTAATACTGTAAGTAACATATTTACTCTATCAGGATCAGATTTAGCTTTAACATATTCAGTCCAAGCATTATCTTTAATTTCAAGTTCCTTAAAGTTATTTTGAATAACTCTAGCAGGATCTTCTATATAATACTGAATTAAAGAATTTCCAATAGCTTCTTCTGTTGATTTTGCAGTATCTGGAAAGTTAATAGCATGTCTATATCTTACATACTGTTCTATATTATCAGGTAAATTAATTACCTCTATTTCAGTTTCAATACCTTCTGATGTTACTTGTTTAACTTTAATTTTTGAACATACTGGTTTAGTATTATCTCGTAAACCAATATTTAAAGGTAAGCCTACTTTACCTCCAGGAATTTTAGTTACAATATCATTAAAGTAATCAAACTTTGCTTTATTGTATTCTGTTGCATTACTTTCACTTACTTCTAATAAAATAGGAAGTAATATACTTTCTTCTGCTGGAGTTAATCCTGTTGCTGGTCTTTTATTTGTCTTACTAGTAAGATAACTACCAATACTTCTTTGACTTAGAGCTAATTGCTCTTGCATAGCCTCTGAGTTCATAGCTTCATGAACAAAAGGTGTTGCTCTTTTTAAATATACTATCTTTTCCATTGTTTAGTTTAGTTTGATTTAGTTTTAATTAAAAATAAGTAGAGGAGATTTTACCTCCTCTACTTGTTAGTTTATTATAGACCTGCAATACATTGCAAGTCAAAGCATTTGCTTGCACGAAGCATTTGAATACCTGCTGATTTAAACCTGTGATATGCACTCTTATCTACTTCATTAGCCATAACAGCTACTTGACTTTCCATGCTACCACCATTATTCATGATCTGAATTGACTTAGGAGCTTCTGACAATCCACCTACAATTCCGTGACGGAAACTACGTCCTTTTTGAGAAACGTGAGTAATGTTAGGTTGACCATCATAATCGTTATCATCAATAAATACCATTCTATGAGACTCAAGTGGTAAACCTGATTCAGGATGAAGAGGAGATTTAGATGCAATCTTACCTTTATCAAAGATAGGATTGTACTTGAACTTAATGGTATATCCATCAATATGATAGAAACCAGTAAAGAATCCACCTAACATCAAGTCTCTATTAGAACCTGATACAAATTTATCAGCAACTCCAGTGAAATCAGTCAAGAAAGTTACTCCTTGAGCTTTCAACATACGATCAAGATCGCGTCTTGCTCCAGTTCCACCTTGAAGTGTAATACTCATACCTTCTGTATCATTTTGTCCAAACAATGCATCTCCAATTTTATTTTGAAGAGAAACGTAAGATTGTGATGCAAAAGTAGACTTATTTTGAATTTGCTCAAGCAAACCAGAACCACGAGGAATAATTTTTCCAGTAGTTAAATCTTTAAGAGGTACTTCACCAGAAGCTAATCTGTTATAACGAGAATACCAGTAAGCATGTTCACACTCATCTAAGTATCTGTTTTCAAATTGCCACATAGCAAAATCCATCCAAGCAGTAGATTCATTACCTGTTTGTGGATTTTTTACAGAAATATTCATTGTCTTGTTAACAGCATTACCTGCCCACTCGAAAGATGATCTGATAAAGCCCATTTGGTTCTTGTACAAACCAGAGCTTACCATTTTACTTCTAGTTCCTCTAGATTCAGATTCTGCAACTTGAACGTTAACTTCTACCCACAATGTTCCTGCGGATGTTTCAGAAAAAGGACAGAAATCAGTAGCTTCTGCTGGATCGAGCTGAACTGTATATTCCCACTCATCACCTAACTGAATTGGATCATCAGTTACATATGCTTGTATACCACGAGCAGATTCGATAATGTAATAACGCTTAATCCAGTTGTCATTGAAACGTAACTTGAATAAAGAGTTACCAATTCCAGGTTGGTCATTTGCGCTGTAAAGATTAGAGCTAATTGCACTAGCTTTATCTGTACGACCCATTACTGGGTAGGTAAATTGAACATCTTCAATTTCCTTTGATGAATTGCTACTAGCTAAGTTTCCCATCGTCATCATAGAGATAGGGTACTTACTAGCATAGTCTCCTAAAATATATGTTAGTTTATTAGTCAACTCCGATACCTTACCGTGATTTTGGTGGTAAAAGTTGAGTTCATCCAACATACTTTTAGAATCAAATACTTGTTCTTTTACTTGATACTGAAAGTTTCTCATTTTTTATTAATTGTTTATTGGTTATTTGTTATTAGTTTATATTTGACTCATTCCTACAAATCCTTTTGGTGCGTCAGGTGAATTTTTTGGTGTAATTTTATATTTAAATACTTTGTTCTTAATCTCTTGTGCTTTTAAAGTAGCAGCTTTACGTTGTGCAATTGTTGCTAAATCACCTTTCTTAAATCTAAAGTAACTTGCAGCTAATTCATCTTGTAAGTTATTTCCATTTATTTCTCTTAAAAATACTAACTTACCATTTTGATTAAAGATGCTATTCTTAATAAACTCTCTAAATTCTTTATGATCTGTCTTTGGTATATTTACTCCTTTTATACCGCTTGTCAAAGAAGTGTCAACGGCAGACCAAAATGCGCTACTTAATTTTACATCTCTTTGTTCTGCTTGTTTTATTGCTAATTGTTTTTGCTCATTATCTTTATCTTGTTTTGCTTGTAAAGCTTCTAATTCTGCTGTGCTTCGTTCAAATAACTTACCTTTATCTTTAGCATAAGTTACAAGAGCATCTACTTCATCTGCATCATTTCCTTTTAATCTTAATGCTTTTCTGTAAAATGCTTCTTGTGCTTTTACATCTCCTTTTGTTATAGATACTGCTTGATAATCTTCATCTCCACCTTCATCAAGGAAACTTCTTACATCTCCTCCAGCTTTAAGATGTAACATCAAATTATATGCAATAGGAAATTCTTGTTTGATTTCCTCATCATATTCTCTTGCTGCTTGATCTCTAATATATTCTTCTCTTTTAGCTATTCCTTGCGCACTTTTAGGATCAATAGTACCATAATCAATTTCTACTTTCTTTCCTATAATTTCATCTACTTGATCATATAGACTAAGTTCTTCTTCTGTATTCTCATTAAGAAAATCAATTTCTTCTTGAGTTCTATCTTCTTCTTTCTTTGCTAAAATTGCAGCTAACTTAGCTTGTGTAGCAACTATAGCATCTTTCTGCTCTTTAGTTACTGGAGTACCATCTTCATTTAGTTCTTCTACATTGAACTTTAACTTTAATGCTTCTAAAGAAGTTTTTTCTTCTGCTGTTAATGATGCAACATCTTTAGCTAAAAGAGTTTCTAATTTAGCTTGTTCTGCTGCTAATACTGAATCTGCTCCTCCTTTAGCTGCTTCTGCTGCGTCTGCTTTAGCTGCATCTGGTTCTGGTGCTTTAAAAGATGCAAATGTGTCAAACAATGAGTTCTCTAACCCTGTTGGAGCTGTTCCTCCTGTTCCTCCATCTGGACTTAAATTTCTTGTGATTTTCATACTGTTCAAATTTAGTTTAATTTAGATTTATGTTAAAATTTACCGATTAATTATTATTTCATTTATAGCAATCTTTCTTATTTTTCTCCTGATACTTTGTTCTTTAAGGAAGCTGCAATTTTCTTTTGTTCAGTTTCGTCTTTCATTTTGGCATGTTTATCATCTTGTTTTAGTTTCATTTCTTGGAGTTGAAGCTTTCTTCTTTCGATGCTACTTTTCTCAAGACGCTCTAATCTCTTATTAGATTCAGCCTCAATTACTCCCATATCTATATCAACTGAATTAGCTGCTGTTCTTCCAGCAATTTCACCTTTGATATATTCGTTATTATCTTTTCTATCCCAATCTCTTTCTTGCTTTTCTATTTGAAGCATGTTCTCATACATCATATAGTCTTTCTTTCTAGCATCTGCTGCTGCCTCTGCTTCTTGTTGATTCTTTGCAGTAATCTTTTGTATTTCTGCTTCAATAGCTTCTGCTTCTTTTAATTTGTTTCTAAGTTCTGCATAGCTATCTGTATATATCATATCAGCTATAGTACTTAACTTTACTTCTTTTCTTTGTGCTACAGCATTTATTTGATTTTGTAACAACTGTAATTTACTAGCTGTTCTACCTGTAAAATCCATAAATACACCATATTCACTATTAGCGTAATCTTCTGGATCAATGTTAAACAACTCTGCTCTACCATCATCATTTCTATAATATCCTTTTTTACCATCTATCCAAGCAAATTTACTTAAATCAAGTAAGCCTTGTAACTCACTTTCAACCCACTCATCAAATGTGCTGAATATAATATCTGATATAACAGAACTTCTAAATATAGCTTCTTGACTTGCTCCTAGTCCATCAGATGCAGATACATCTCCTTTTCTTTGACGAGATATACCCATTAACTCTTCCCAACTATCTTTATAGAATTGAGCAATACCTATAAGTTGATTTATATGTTCAAAGAGTGACATGTCTTGTACAGAATATCCTGTCCAAGTTCTATCTACGTCATCTGCTGCCCTATCTAAACCTAAATAACCTAATGTTTCTGCATAGTAGAATACATTATCTTGTTCTTCTTCATCATCAGATATTGTATTTTTATCGTAGATAAGAATCTTACCTTTAGATTTAGCTATAGTTAATTCTATTCTATAGTTAATTATAATGTACATCATTTGATAAGGAATACCTAAAGATAGAATAGATACATTTTCTGATTCCATATCAGAAAAGTTTCTTCCATTTATAGGTAATTTACAACTAGAGAAGTTGTTCATCTCATTACGTTGTACTGCTACAGGTTGTATATCAAGATATATATCATCATTGATTCTCCATCCTTCCCAAACTTCATTTACCCAAACCCAATCTACTGTTTCACCAGCATCTTTATCTACAGGATAATTTTCATCTACTTGTTCAAGTTGTTCTTCTCCAGTAAAGGGATCAATATAATTTAAGAAACCTATTTTCTTTCTACTTTTCCATGTTACATAATATAAATCTACTTTGTTGAAGCGATTTGCGTTAGTATCATTGTTATTAGCTATGTTAGTATAATGAGCATACATAGCTGTTTTATGAAAGCTCTCATTCTTTTCTAAATTCTTTAAATCTTTATCTTTAAGACTATCATAAAACATATCAACTAAATCTGCTACAGTAACTCTAAACTTAACAGTAGCATAACTACCATCTTCAAAGTTTTTAACTTGTG